GCGATTTCGCCAGCCAGATCGCCGACGTCAAACGCGACTTCACCAACCTGCGCGGCGAAATCGACAACACCGATGCCAACCCCGGCAGCCACCGTCCGCTTGCCAGCGGCACCGGCACCTTTGCCCAGGCCGACTTCTAACCCCGCCCTTCGCCCGAACCCGTCCGGAGTAACCGACCCATGAATCCCCAAACCCGCATGGCCTTCGACGCTTATTGCCAGCGTGTCAGCCAACTCAACGGCGGTGCCCCGATCGGCAAGAAGTTCACCGTCGAGCCGAACTCGCAACAGACGCTTGAGCAGAAAACGCAGGAATCGAGCGCCTTCCTCAAGATGATCAACATCTTTGGCGTGCCCGAACTGACCGGCGAAAAGCTGGGGATGAACGCGACCTCGACGGTCGCGGGCCGCACCGATACCAGCGGAGCGGGTCGCCGCGTGCCGCGCGATCCGACCGGCCTGACCGGAGAGGATTACACCCTCAAGCAGACCAACTATGACGTGGCGCTGCGCTACGACAAGCTCGACAACTGGGCCAAGTTCCCGGACTTTCAGACCAAGTGGCAGGCGGTGCTGATGGAGCGCACCGCGCTCGACCGCATCATGATCGGCTGGAACGGCACCAGCGCGGCCGCCACGACCGACCGCGATGCGAACCCGCTGCTGCAGGACGTCAACATCGGTTGGCTGGAAAAGATGCGGACCGAGAACGAGACCCGCGTCGTCACCGAAATGGTCGAGGATTCCGATCAGATCACGATCGGCGCCGGCGGGGATTTCCGCAACCTCGACGCGCTCGTCATGGACATGACGCACACCCTGCTGCCCAGCTGGAACCGCACGCGCAGCGACCTGGTCGCGATCACTGGCGCGGATCTGCTGCACGACAAGTATTTTCAGAAGGTCAATGTCGATCAGGCACCGACCGAGGAACTGGCACTTGAAGTGATCCTCGCGAGCCGCCGCCTCGGCGGCAAGAACGCGATGATCGTGCCCTATTTCCCGGCCAACTCGATCTTCGTCACGCCGCTGAAGAACCTCTCCCTATACTATCAGGACGGCAAGCGTCGCCGCCACATCCGCGAAGAGCCGGAGGCCGATCGCGTGGCGGACTATAACAGCTCGAACGACGGCTATGTGATCGAGGATTACGAAGCCGGCTTCCTGCTGGAGAACATCACGATCCTCGACCCTGAGGAACCGTGATGCGGCTGACGCCTGCCCAGCGCCTGATGCAGCGTCGCCATGCGACGGTCGCGGCTGGCGGATCGCCACGCGCGCGGGGAGGCGCGCAGCAGGCCGCGACAACGGCCTATCGGCTCCAGCTCGCCGAGCTGGGCGACTGTCTGCGCCAGCTGAAGCAGATTCAGGCGCGCGAGGCCAAGATCGCCCGCAAACGCGAACTGATCGCCACCTTCGACCCGTGGGTGGCGGGGATCCTCGACGCGCATCGATCCGGCGCTGCCCCGGTGCAGGACGATATCGTTCTGACGATGATGGTCTGGTCGCTGGACATCGAGGACCATGATCGCGCCCTGCCGCTGATCGGGTACGTCCTCGAAAACGATCTCGACATGCCGGAACGCTACACGCGCACCGCGCCGACCGTCATTGCCGAAATCGCCGCCGACAGCGCGATCGCGCGCATCGGACTGGGCGAAATCCCCGATCTCGGCTTCCTGACGCTGGTCGAAGAGATGACTAGCGAAAAGGACATGATCGATGAGGTGCGCGCCAAACTGCACAAGTCGATCGGCCTGACCCTCACGGCCATCGCCGCCGCGCCCGCCGATGAGGCAGATGCGGAGGCGGAAAACCGCGCAGGCGGACGCCGCGCGGCGCTTGCCGCCGCGGTCCCGCATCTGAAGCGCGCACTGCACCTGCACAGCAAGGCGGGCGTCAAGAAGGAACTCGACAAGGCCGAGCGTCAGCTCGCCAAGGAATCATCGCCGCCGGAATAAACCGGCGACGGCAACAGCTCGCCCCGCGGCGCTCGGGGGGCGGAACGACCGGACGCAGGCGGCTTGCCGCCAATTGCGCCCGCGCTCGTCTCCTCACCCCCCGTTAACCGCGCATTAGGAACGCCAAATGACCGGCCTCGTTTCGATCCCGCCCGCGACCGCACCCTGCACGGACGCGGAATCGTGCGAGCTGCTCGTCCATGCCGATGGCTGGTTCGCGCCCGTCGATCTGCACCGGCTGCGCGATTCGATGCGCGTCGGCACCCTCGTCACCGATGCCCGGCTGCGCGAAGCGGTGCTGAAAGCCATGACCGACGCGCTCAAGGATCTTGCCGGATGGCGTACTGCTTGGGCCTTGGAAGGTGTGGAGCATGTCAGCCAGGTGCCCGGCACCCAGCTCGACGGTGAAAGCATCTGCACCCAACACTGGCGCACGGCGGTCTTCAACTTCGCCCTCGCCCAACTGGTCGAAACCCACCGCGACATCAGCGCCACCGGATCGGGCGAGGACCGCGCCGAAGAGCGGGCCAAATCCGCCGACGATTACCGCCGCGATGGCCTGCACGCCGTGCGCGACCTGCTCGCCATCACGCCCGCTGGCGAAGGCCAGCGCTCGCGCATCGATGTGGAGCTCATCTGATGCGCGCGATCACCGTCACCGCCCGGCAAGGGGAACGCATCGACGAACTCGTATGGCGCGCAACCGGCGGCGGACCTGAAGCCGTCGAGGCGACACTGGCGGCAAATCCGGGCCTCGCCGCCCTCGGCCCTGCCCTGCCAGAGGGGCGAGAGGTCACCATCCCCGACACTGCTCCGATGGCCCAGGCCGTCGAGCTCGTGCAGCTTTGGAACTGAACCCATGGACGCAGCCCTCATCACCTCGCTCGTCCAGGCCGGGCCGACCGGAATCGCCCTGTTCATCGCATGGCAGTTGCTCCAGCAGCTGCGCAGCGATCGCTCTGAACTGACCGCCCTGCTCAAGGACAAGGCCTTGTCGGAGGCAAAGCTCGCCGCTGCCCTGACATTGCTCGCGCTGAAAATTACCGGGAGGCCGCACGATGGCGACCCGGGTTGATCCGCTTCCCGATGTTTCGACCGCCGCCGATCGCCTGATCGAGGCGTGCGCTGCCGCCGTCTGCGTGCGGTTCGAAACGGACGGGACGAAGGACGCGCTCGCCGCCGGCGTCGCCGCCGTCGGGCGCATCTATGACCGCGCGCCCGCCCCCCGTCGCAAGCCCAGGAGGAAATCATGAAGTCTGCCACCCGCCCCAAGCTCGCTGAGGCCGATGTGCTCGCAAAGGTGCGAGCGCTGGGCATCGGCCCGCGCGACAAGCTCTTCCTGGTCGGCATTCGCGGTTATTACCGCGACACGATGGGCAAGCCCGGCGTCAACGATCGCGGCATCTATGACGACGCGATCTTCATCGTCGCACCCGGCATCCATTTCAGTGCCTGGAACGGCAACACCGATCCGTCCCGCTATCGCAACGGGGCTGGAACCGGTGCGGGCAAGGGCATGGCGTCCCTCAACACCGGGCTCTGGCGGGCGTACCGCTTTGGGCTGCACAAGGGCCAGTACCGCGCGCTGGTCCAGACCGGCGGCAAGGTCACGGTTACCCGCGACGGCACGCCCCCTTATGAAGATACCGGCTATTTCGGGATCAACATCCACAAGGGCGGTTATACCACCACGTCATCGGAAGGATGCCAGACCGTCCACCCCGACCAATGGTCTGCCTTCATCGATCAGGTCGATTCGCTGGCAAAGCGTCTCGGCATGAGCGCCGCCACGATCCCCTACGCCCTGGTGAACGCATGAACGCGCTCTGGACCTTGCTCGGATGGCGCGGCGCCATCGCCCTCGCCGCCTTTGCGCTCGCGGGTGGGCTGGCACTTCAACTCGCCGGCGCACGGGCCGACACCGCCCGCGCTGAGCGGACCCTTGCCGAAGAACGCCTCGTGCACCGGATCACCGTCGCCAACTTCCGTCTCGCGGCGGCACAGGCGCGCATCGATGACGCCGCCAATGCCCGCCGCGTCGTCACCGAACAGCACCGCATCAGCCAGGAGGTCTCCCATGAATATCAAACGCGCCTTGCCACTGTTCGTACTCGCGCCGATGCTCTGCGCAGCCAGTTGCGGGGAGAAGCCACAGCCAATCCCGGCAGCCCCGCAATCGCGTCAGTGCCCTCCCCCGGCCCAGCCCCCGGCGGATCTGATGGTGCCACCGCGGCAGCTGGACTTCCTGCCCCCGGCATGAAGCTGGGCGATGCGATGACGCTGGAAGAGCGGCTGATCGCAACCGAACAGGCGATTCAGCTCGACGCCCTGCAATCATGGGTGCGGGCACAAGCAACGATCGACAACAACGGCGAGCCGAAGCCCTGATGCTCAAGCCCGCGTCCCTCCGCGCGGCGCTGGTCGCCGCCCTGCCGGATTTCGCGCGCGATCCGGATCGGCTCGTAATCTTTGCCGAAAAAGGCCGGATCGCCGCGCGCCCCAGCGCTCACGGCGTTCCGGCAAATCTCAACTTCGAATACCGCTATGACCTGCGCGTCATCCTGCTCGATTTCGCTGGGCACACCGATCAGGTGATACTGCCGGTGTTGCGCTGGCTGTCGATCAATCAGCCGGACCTGCTGCAGGCCCGCGTGACGGCGAATGAGGCCATCACGTTCGAGGCTGAATTTCTCAGTCAGTCCGCAGCCGACATCGAACTGACATTGCGCCTGACCGAAGCTGTGCGCATCGAAGAACACGCCAATGGTGGCATCGATTTCCATCATCTCGACGAACCCATGCCGATCGATGCGGCATTCGACGGAAACCCGGTGCTGGCCGAACTGGCCGACCCGGCAGGCATGATCTATCCCCGCCAATGAGTGAGGATTACGATTTCACGCCGCTGGAAGCGGAACTGGGGCGGCTGATTGCCGCAGTCGCTCCCGATCGCCGCGCGGGACTTGCCGCGCGGATGGGCCGCGAAGTCCGCCGCGCCCAGGCTCGCCGGATCGCGGAACAAAGGAACCCCGACGGCTCCGCCTTCGCCCCGCGCAAGCCACGCGAGCCCGCCCGCAACAAACGCGGCAACATCCGCCGCCGCGTCGCCGCAGGTCCGATGTTCCGAAAATTGCGTCTCGGTCCCTGGCTTCGCCAGAAATCCGGCGCGAACGAAGTCGTGATCGGTTTCGCCGGCGCAGCGGCCCGCATCGGCCGCGTCCACCAGCTCGGCCTGCGCGATCGAGTTACCCGCGATCCCGGCTCGCCAGAGACGACCTATCCCCAGCGCATTCTGCTTGGCTTTCGTCAACAGGATCTGGACATGCTGCTGGCAATGGCTGCTGACGCCATATCCCGGCAGTGATAAACTCTCATCAATGCGTAGGTTTCGTGGAATCCATTTCGAGGCGGCATTGGTGACGCTGCTTTCGCTGCTCGCGCTGGCATCCTGTATTCCCGCCATGATCTGATAGCTTGGCCGCTGTTGTGTCTCCGCCCGGCACAACAGCGCGGCGTGGCGGTCATCGGCGCATGACGGCGACATGGCCGCCGTGTCCGACACCGCCACCCCCTCGACTGCGATCGACCTTTCGCGTCTCCCCGCGCCCAGCTTCGTCGCGACCCTGTCGTTCGAGGAAATCCGCGCCGATCTGGTTGCTCAGTTGCAAGTGCTGCTGCCGGAGTTTGACGCGACGGTTGAATCCGACCCTGCCGTCAAATTGCTCGAAACAGTCGCCTATCGTGAACTGCTGATCCGGCAGGCGTTTAACGAACGCGCGCTGCAATGCATGTTGGCCTATGCCACCGGTGCGCACCTCGATCAGTTGGGCGCGCTGGTCAATGTCGCGCGGCTCGAACTCGAACCCGCGACCGACACCACCCCGGCCATCCTCGAAAGCGACGCCGATCTCCGCCGCCGCATCCAGCTTGCGCCGGAAAGCTTCAGCGTGGCCGGGCCAGCCACCGCCTATCGCTTCCACGCGCTCTCCGCCGACGCGACGATCGCCGACGCCAACGCGACCAGCCCCGCCCCTGGCGAAGTGCTGGTCAGCATCCTGTCGCGTCTGGGCAGCGGCACCGCCAGCGCCGATCAGATCGCCGCGGTGGAGGCGATCGTCGGCAACCGCGCGGTGCGCCCGCTGACCGATCACGTCACCGTCGCGTCGGTCGGCCTGCTGACCTTCATCGTCCTCGCCGAACTCACCCTGTTCCACGGCCCCGACGCGATCGTCGTGCTGGCGGCGGCAGAGGCCCGGCTCGCTGCCTATCTCGCCGACGCGCGCAAGATCGGTCGGCCCGTCACCCGTTCCGGCCTGATCGCCGCGCTGCATGTCGAGGGGGTGCTGAACGTCAACCTCATCCACCCCGCCGCCGATATTCTGCCCGACGGAACCCAGATCGCCCATTGCACCGGCAGCGACGTGACGGTGGCCGATGTCTGACCTGTTGCCCCCCGCATCGACGCCGCTGGAGCGCGCGTTCGCCACCGCCGGGGCGCGGATCGGCGACGTGCCGGTCGATGTCACCACCCTCTGGAACCCCGCAACCTGTCCGATCGCGGCCCTGCCCTGGCTGGCATGGACGCTGTCGATCGACCGGTGGAACGCGGACTGGAGCGACGCGGACAAGCGCGCCGCCGTTGCCTGTGCCATCGCCGAACAACGGCGCAAGGGCACCCGCATGGCGGTGGAGGATGCGCTGCAATCCTTCGACGATCTGCTTGAGCTGGTCGAGTGGTTCGAAGCCTCGCCCCAGCTCGATCCCTACACGTTC